AGTATGACACCAAGAAAAGAAATTTATATTGCTATTCGAACAGCTTTAAAAGCAGGTATTTCAGCATTAGAGTTGATTGATTTAAAACGCAACAAAAAGAAACACAGCGATTATTTTACCGCCGCTTTTATTTCAATTAAAAACATCGTGTGGCAAGGTATGGTTGAACAAAGGCAAGAGGGAACTTGCAGTATTGAAATTACGCTTTATTGCAAAGACGGTTTTGCTGACCAACACGACGATACCGATGACCCGAATAATGGATTAACTGAAATTGAATTGATTGATAGTATTGTAGAAACGTTACAGGGATTATACAGCGATAACTTTACACCGTTACAGTTAATTAATGAAAGCGACAACGAAGATGAAGACGAAATAACAAGCTACACACTTACGTTCGATACAATTATTTATCGGTTAATCAATCCTAAACACACAGTGCAGCAAGTCAGTATAACACCGCCTAATGCAATACCACAAAGCGGAAGCGTACAAATAAAAATAATTGGTACTAACATCTCAACACTATAAAAATGTTTTTAGACAAAGAAGAATTAAAAACGGTAACTACCGAAGAAATTGTAAATAAAATCATCAATAGCGATAACAGCATTGTTACGGATATTATTGACGAAAGCATTGACTTAATGAGTACCTACCTGTATCAATATTACGATACGGAAGCAATATTCAGCAAAGAAGACGATGAGCGTAATAAAACCATTTTAAAGCATCTTAAAGGCATTGTGGTACACGAAATATATACACGCCGAACAAAGAGTTTTAATGAGGTTGCTAAAGCGCGTTACGACGAAGCAATGCTATGGTTAGAAAAAGTAAGCAAAGGCGAAATAAAACCGCCTCTGCCTGTAAGACAAATTGATACCAACGGCGACGGCATACCCGATACTGCCATTGAGTTTATAAAAAGCGGCAGTAGAAAAAACTATAAAAATCATTGGTAAAATGGCAAACGATTTAAAAGACCTGCAAAAACTGTTAGACCGAGCGGCAAAAGAAATGCCTGAAAAAGCCCTGCGCATTATCGGCGTAGAGGGTACAAATTTTATTGCTAAAAACTTCGAAGACCAAGGGTTTAACGATACAGGCTTGGAAAAGTGGAAAGAACGCGCAACCGAAGATAAACGAGAGCGCGACATTACACGGTATAAGACCAATCGTGTAATTACAACGAAAAGCGGTAAAGGCAAAGCTACGGCAGGCGAACTGAACAAATACGGCAGGCAAAATCAAGGCAGAGCCATTTTAGTTGGACACGACACAGGTGGGAACAAACTAAAAAACAGTTTTACCAAACGAATAAATGTAGGAGCAAAAACAATTACTTGGGTAAACCCCAAACCTTACGCCTCTCGGCACAACGAGGGGCTGAAAGGAATGCCTAAACGTGAGTTCTTAGGTCCGTCCGAATACCTGAACGGAAAGATTGGGGCAAAAATTCAAAAGGAATTAGATAAACTCTTTAAATAAAAGCAATGAACAAGAATACCACTAAAAAAGTAAACATAAAACGAAGTGTAAACTTATCGGGCAACGCCATTGGCAAAAAAATAAATATTACTGCTGATGCAAAAAACATCAATCAAGTAACCAACTTAATGGTTGATTTAATTCAGCGTAAACGCCAGATTTGGCGCAAAGAGTTAAACGATTGGCATACGGCGAGGTGGGCGCGTTATAATACCGAAATTCCCAAAACGTACCCAATGCAAGAGTTATACGACGATATTATTCTTGACGGACATTTAACAGGCATTACCGAAGACCGCACGTTCCGAAGTATAAACAAGAAATATATCTTTTCTGTTGATGAAATAAAAAACGATGATTTAACGGATTTCATTAAAGATAAACGTTGGTTTGAAAATACCATTCAATGGGCGCACGAATCAGCTTATTATGGTTACTCATTGCTTTGGGTAAAAGAATTTGAACAGGGCAACATTAAAGAGGTTGTACTTGTTCCGCGTGGGTTGGTTGTTCCTGAGCGCAACTGTTTGTTGAAAGATTACAATGCCGACACAGGATTAGATTACACCGATGCAAAATATGTATTGTGGTACGCTCAATTTTACGGCAACATTGGACTATTTGAAAAAGCGGCAGTATTAACCATTTTAAAACGCCACAGTTGGGGCAGTTGGGACGAGTTTGAAGAATTGTTTGGTGTACCTATCCGCATCGCTAAAATAGCAAGCCAAAGCGAAACAGTAAAAAACGAAGTGGCGGGGTGGCTTGAAGAAATGGGAAGTTCTGCGTTTGGTGTGTTTCCGTTAGGTACAGAAATAGACATAAAAGAAAGCGTTAAAACAGATTCTTTTAATGTGTTTATGCAAAAAATCAGTTCCATAAACAGTGAATTGAGTAAATTAGTAAAACACGAAACAATGACTACCGACAATGGTTCGAGCCGAAGTCAAAGCGAAACACACGCCGACACTTTTGAGAACGTTGTGTATGCCGATGAAAAGAAAATGCTTTCGTTCCTAAACGACACGATTGTTCCTGCAATGCGCATGTTAGGTTATCAAATACCCGACAATGCTCGCATAAGCGTTGAGAAAACAACTATACCAAGCGAACAGATTGAAGTTGACGGCGTTTTATTATCGGCAGGGTATGTTCTTACTAAAAATTACATTGAACGAACTTACGGCGTCGAAATTGAAAATATGCCTAATTCGCAAGTTGTCGCAGTTCCACCCAAAGAAAGCAATGCAAAAAAGCGTTAAGCCTGCTTAAACTGCATTATCGTTCGCACTGCTGTACCGACCACGAACACGAGGTTTTAGCAATAGACGACACTTTAAGCAGGCTGATTGAAGACTACATAAACGAACTTTACAGCAACGACAAAGTAAGCAAGGAAACACGCGAACTTTTGCGCACGTATTATTACCAAACAGCAAGCAATGGTTTTGAATCGGATATACTAAATTCAAACAGGGTAAACCTGTTGAAAAGAAACGTTGCAAAATTTTCAGCATTTAAAGAAGCAAGTTTTTTACAGCAATTACAAGATATTCGGGAAAACACCAAAAGCCGTTCGGAATTTGAGCAACGTTCAAAACTGTTAAACAACACTTATGCTAATTGGTTGAAAACAGAAAAAAACCAAGCGGCAGCAGCTTTTAATATGGCTGAAAAATTTAAACAGTTTGAAGAAGATGCCGGCTTATATCCAAACCTTAAATTTGTAGCGGTTCACGACGAGCGGACACGGCAGAGTCATAAAGCATTAGACGGAACGATATTGCCTGTTGGACACAACTTTTGGAAAAACCACACACCGCCGTTAGATTGGGGCTGCCGTTGCCACCTTATGCAAAGCGATGACGAACCGACCGCCGTACCTGAATTTCAATTTAAAAGCGGTTTTGGTGCAAATCCGTTGAGCAGTGGAAAGGCATTTGACAGCATACCTTACGAAAAAAACTTTACCGATAAAGAGGGAAAGAAGATTTTAAAACAAACAAACGAATTGTTTCACAGCCAAAACAAAGTAACAATGGAACGCTACACAGGCAAAGAGTTTAACGTTGGTTTTTACAAAGATAAAAGTATTAAAAAAGGCGTACTCGAAATGTTTGACAAATACAGCCAATCGCCCGAAGAGTCTGCGAAAAATACAATAGCCTTAAAGATACTTGCTAATTCAGGAAAAAAATATCGGATGCTGCCTGTGCTAAAAGACGAGCTAAAGAACCCTGATGCGTTTAATCTTAAAACCAAACGGTTTGTGGATATAAAAGTGGCTGAAAGCAATCACGCCGACCGTTTTGTAATCAATGGAATAAAGAGTGCAACAGAACAAAAAGCAGAGGAATTAATACTACACGCACCGCGTGAATTGGACAGTTATACGAATATTTTAAAAAGTATTTATTCAGCCGTAGAAAGCAATAGAATAGGCGGACTTAAAAATATTACAGTTATTTATCCTGACGGCGGAATTGAAGAGTTTTCGATTGATACTATTAAGAAAGCACTAAAATAAGAAGGGGCGAAAACGTTTTGCAACATTTTCACCCCCCACGCGTGCGGTGTTCACCGACACCGCCATAGACTACAAAATTACAAAAATTATTTTAAATACAAATTAAACGGCTTTAAAATTTTAGGCACAGCGGTTTTTATAAACGCTGCGCTCTTTTAAAATGGCTTCCACAGTGTTTTCAGATAATAAAAAATGGTCGGCTACCTGTTTAATAACTTCGGTAGTGCGCCATTTGGGGTTTTTATCAGCAATGCGATTGAACAGCACGTTTATACGTTTGTTTCGCTCTATAAAACGTTTTTCTTTGTCTGTAATTACCATTAACACAAAATTACATTGCGTTTTATTTTTATGCAACAGTGTAAAAATAAATTAATTAACACTCGTTGTTAAATCAGTTGCATAGCTTTCTGTCAACGTAAACTTTATTGCCGTTAGAGTTGATGTAATAACACCTCCCTCTTGGACCTAACTTATAATCTCGCCCGGAAGATGTTTTGCTTTTGATGCTTTTTGGTTTGGTGCTTGTACTTGTTTTTTTACCTGTTTGAGCAAGCACCGACACACTGCTAAAAATGCAGAGCAATAATATAATTACTTTGGTTTTCGTTAGTTCTTTCATTTTAATTGTTCCAATATTGTCCGTTTAAGTATGTAGTAGCGTAGCACTGTGCTATGCCTTTGGTTTGCAGACTTTGTTTGTATCTTGTTATGTATGCAAGTGCTTTGCTCCGTTCAGCATCGCTCATTTTCTTCCAAATTGCTTCCGCTTTTATTTTACTTCCGCCGTCTTTGTATTGGTATTTATTCCAAAACGTTGTAAAACTCAAATCGGGCAGAACCTCTGTGTATTTAATGTTGTGCTTTTTGCAAACGTTTAAAAAATATTCTTTAAACATTGGCTGTGAACAGATATAATCGTAATACTCTTGCTTGCTTATATCGGGCGCATTGCTCAATTCTAAGCCTGTCAAATAGCCGTTTTCTGCAAACGTAAACGTTAGCTCAATTCCATACTTGGCACTTTTTATTTGATACTTCCTTTCCATTACACAAGTTTTTGATGTATGTCGCTTATTAACATTCTAATAAATACATCATCTTTAATAAAGCCTTTTAAATACGCTTCCTGCAATGCCAATGCTTCGGTTGTTTTAATGCTGAATTTCAAATGCTTTTTGTAAAATAAGGTCTTTGCATTAAACGTTTTTATCAAGCCAATAAGTGTGGTTTCTATGAGCTTTAATGTAAAGTCGTTGTATTTAGGGTCGGCAATTGCAATCCAATTAAATACGCTGTCGCGTAGCAATACAATAGTATCAAAGTCTGCTTCTATCTTAATCTTTTCTTTGAGCATAATAGGTTTTTAAAATGTTTTCAAACTGCGTTAAAAGCGTAGGCAGTTCTTTGTTGTTGTAGTTGTTCAGCGGTTTATGCAGATAGCCGTATTTGGTTAAAAAGCCGTTCAGCAGTTCCCAATCAATCGCACCGTTTTTTGTCCACCCCATTTCGTAACAGATGCTCAATACTTTTTTACGCATTCGGTTAGCTTTACGTGCTTCTTCGTTTGCCTCGCCGTTTAGCGATTGAATTAGGCGCAAACATTCTTGGTAGCCTAAATCGGCACTGCTTTTAGTTCGACCATTGGTTGCGTTGTAAACAAGCTCGGCTCTGCCTTCGGTGTCAATACCGAGTTTGTTTAGTATGGCAAACAACTGTTTGTTTTGGTGCGGTGTTCTGAGCATCATAAGTAATGGTTTTTGTATCCTAATTGTTTACTGATTTCGTGTGTAAAACCGCCAAGTTCCTGCAAGCGTTCCGATATGCGTATTAAAACGTTTTTCTCACTTGCATTGTGTGGCGACGGCAGAAAGCGATACCAACGGCAAATAGTCAGTTTGTCGGCATTGTTTACTTGTTCTTTGGTTGGGTACAGCATTGTTTATATTGCGCTAAAATTTAATTCAACATATTCATACTTACCTTCTTCGTTTTTGTGAGCCACTCGGTAATAACTTTTGCTGTCTGGTCGGCGTATGCTCTGTTCTAAAAAGTTCATTGCCTCGCCGTAGCGATGGTCTTTTATTTTACTGCGGTGTTTTAAAAGGCTCATCACTTTTTTAGTGTCAAGTTTGCCTTTGGTGTTGTGAAATGCGTCCACAACAAGCGCATGTACAAACTCGTCAGTGCCTTTTAAGTTATCGCTGATAAACTCGTTTAGTTTGTCTTTGCAAAGCGTAATCAACGTATCGTCAAACTCAATACGTTCGTTTATTGAACACTCTACTTTTATTGAGCGGTCGAAGTTGTGCCAAGTAAAGTTGCCTTTACTGTCTTTTTTTACCACATCGTTTTCGGTGTAAACTGCGGTTAACACTTCCTGCGTGGCTTCTTTAATCAGTTCTTTAAAAGCAACTAAGTCAGAATTTATTGCCATTGCTTTGGTTAATGCGGTAAATGCTTTGTTCTCGCGTAGCTTTTCGCTTTTGCGCAAACGATTTGAGGGAATTTTTATCCCTGTTTCATCTAACCAAAATTGGTCTTTCGGATTTTGTTTTTTAGGTGTCATATTTACTCTATTTTTATGTTATTGTTTATCCATTTTAAAATTGGGTTAGTGCCAAAACTTTCAACCTTTTCGCCAAGTTCGGGTTGATGATGACGAATGTTGTAAATATTCGTTTTTAGCGTATAAATCTCAACGGATAGCTCATTACGCATACGGATTACCATAGTCATATCGGGGTGCGAAACGTGGTTTAAAAGCCATTCGCTGTACTCGTTAAACTTAGCTTGCTTTTCGTCAAGCTCCTTTTGCAAGGCTTGCATACGCGGTAACTGTTTTGGTTTCGGTGGCATATTTGTTTCGGTTAAATTTGTCAAACACTTGTCCTATCATTTCGGCGTAGCTTGCTTCCAACACCACTTTACTTGGTCGCACAAATAGTTTTTGAGCATTGTGCGTATCAAAAAAGTCGTAGCGCATTGTGCGTTTTTCGTCAGCCTCATATCTGACATTTAGGCTGATTTTGTGTTTTAACACAAGCTGTGCATTGCGGTGGTTAAAGTGGTTTATCCACCATTGCCAAAAGTGCGAAGTCTGCATAAGGTCGCTGACGATTTTGTCTTGACCATAATTCAGAGCCATATACTCCACCGCTTGGTTGAACAGGTAATTCTCGTATTCCTGTTCGGTAATTCCTGTCGCTTTGCATATCAACTCCCGATACGTCAAAGCTGTTTGTTTAATTGTCTTCATATTGTTGTTGGTTTTTGATTATCCTTTTTTAAGTAAAATTGCCTGCCGTTGTTCGTAGCCCTCTTGCCATATAACACGCGGTTCGTAAGCCTCGAACCGATTTTTTTCTACTACCGCCTCAAAATCTTTCACGCGAATAACCACGTCGGCTTCATACGCAATAATGTTTTTCGCCATTGCGCCCAATGGCGCGTTGCCGTCTGCACCTGCTACCCAAATAAACGTTGTGTCATCAAATCGTTTTATTAAATCGAAAAAGTGTTTTTCGCGCTTGCCACGAAACAAATACGGAACGCTGTCGTTAAACACAATTTTTGGTTGTTTTCTTCTGCTCAACCGCGCAGACAGTTCTTCGTAGTTTTCTTTCTGAAAATTAAAACCGCCAACTCCCTTTATGTTGTTACGTTTTAAAGCCATTTTAAAACTCAGTTTCATTCCCTCTTCGGGTGTGTTGTAATGCACTCGTTGTCCATTCATACAAAACATTTTAGCCATTTGAAGCAAATAACTTGTTTTGCCGTGTCCTCGTTCTGCATAAACCAAAATCTGCGAGTTACCTAATTGTGGCAACCCTAAATGCGCCTGCCAATCTTCACTTACTTTTATAGTTGGGAAATTGATACGTTCAATGTCCTCATAACAGTAGGCGCGGTTCACTTTTATTTCGGTTGTGCTGCTCATAAATTACGCTGCTTGCTGCATTAAAAAATATTGTTCAATACCTCGTTTAACACGGCGCAAATCGCCGTCGCAATCGTTATATATTTCATTTATTGCCTGCTCGTCGTCCACGCCGTTTGCTACGCATATTGCTTTTACATCTTTCGGTTTTATCGGGTCGAGTTTTATAAACTTGCGACCTACGCGAGAGCGTATTTCTCTGTACCCGATTTTGTCTAATTGACAGCCTCTGTCAATGCGTTTTTCAAACGCAGGTACACCACTTAAAACGAAACCGCAAGCACCGTCTAAATCGTTATAAAAGTCCATAAACAAGTCGAGTTGCGGGTCTTTTACTTTGTCAATTTGGTCAAATATCACAAGCGGTTTATGCAGTGATTTTATATGATTAACAAAGCGGTCAATCAATACTTCTATTGTGCCGTGTGCTTCTAATCCGCAGGCGGTAAGCAAATGTTTTACAAACGACTTTTTAGTCCAACTGTTTTTGCACTCTATGTAAATAACATTTTCGTGTGTTGCCTCATATAAGCGGTATGCGTGGCTTTTGCCTGTACCCTCGAAGTAACTTACTGCAATGCTCATACTGCGCGTTTGCGAAGCCTTTAGCAACTGATGAACCGAGCGTGTATTGGTAATGTCGGCGGTCTGCCATTCTAAATCAATACGCAGATTGATTTTGATTTTACGCCACATTTCGTCGCGTATCAAGTCCCATTTGTTGTTTACTATTTGGCTAATGGTTGCATTGCTAACGTCAGCCTTATTAGCCACTTTAACCTGACTGCTGTTTTCAATTAACGCTTTAATCCGCGCTGTAATTGCTTGTTTTTGTTGTGTTGTCATTGGTTCGTTGTTTTAAAATCGTGAATAAATATGTTCGGTTGCTTCTACTTTGCTTCGTTGTTCTTTCGTTAGTCTGCTTTTCATTTTTACCATTAATTCTTGCTCGTCCATTTCCCGCTCTATGGTTATGCCTGAGCGTTCTGATATTTCTTTATACATATTCCTGCTGCGCTCTTTTTCTTTGTCGCGTACTGAGTGGTCTTCTGCCCATTGTACTTTTTCGCCCTCGTTCATCAATGCAGGTACGTTGTTGAATTTGCGTTTAGGATGTGCGTGCGCCACTGTTACAATGTTGCCGTTTTCGTCGCGCTCGCATAACTGCACATATTGGTCTAAAAATTCGGGGTCATAGCGTACAATGAATTTTTTGTTTGTGTTGTGCCATCGGAAATCCAAGTCAATAGCTCCATTTGCATTGTAAACTTCAAACTGATGCTTTTTCCCGCCGAGCCACATATCTAATCCGTGCGCCCTGTACTTAACCGGCTTAGTTTGTTCAATCCACATTTTATCAATCAAGTCAATTACTGTTAATTCCTCGCGTACAGGCATCGGGTGCATATAGGCTTCGTTGCGTGTGCAACCAAGTGTCGGGTGTTTGTCGGTGTTCCATATTGAAACAAGTGCTTCAAAAACTTTATATAACTCTTCAACTGTTTTAAGTTTATGTTTGTTCGCTTTAATAAAATCCCAATTAGCTTTATTATCGTTCAGTCTTACATCAACACCCTGTTTATCACTGTCCCAACGGGGGCTTACCATTTGTTGTTGGAAGCGGTTAAAAATCTGTTCGTTCGGGTTATTGTGTGCATAAGGTCTGCTTGGGTGATGTGTACCGCCGTCAACAGCTACCAAACTGCTGTATAACTCCTGCATACGCGCCATTTTGTGTCCGCTTTGATTATCATAAGTGTAGTAGTATGGTCTGCAACCTGCGGTGTTTACAGCCATTTTAATTGTTTTAAAATGTTCAACGTGGTTTTCTTTTAATCCAAGAGACCAACCGATAATCTTCTCGCTGTACACATCAAGTAAAATGTTGTATTTAAGTTTAGCACCAATTCCATTAGATGAACTGTTGTCAATATGTAATACATCAAACTTACTGCCGTCAATACTCCACCAAGAGTTAGGGAACATTTTAGATTTATCGCGTGTAAGCGTGTGCTTAAACTTCTTATCATACGCCTCTTCGCCGTCCCTTGCCAATACCCAAATACGCTGTTGTTCGGTTTGATAAAGCCAATTATAAATCGCTTGCTCGGTGAGTTCTGCCCAACCTTTGTCTTGCCGTTCCTGCTCGTATCTCAACCAAACCATTGATACCTTTAGTTTGTTCGGCAAGCAATACAGCGAAAGTATAAAGTCGGCAACTTCGCCTTTTATCTTAATGGCTTTTTGCAAACCCTCGTTGGCATTAATCATACAAGCATATTCTTCTTTGAGGTATCTTTCGTATTTGCGTTTTAAACTGCGCGCGTTGCTCGGTAAATTGTAAAGCCAACGCTCATCATTAATATTGTTTACGGATTTGCTTATTTCCTCCCACATTAGCATTTCCTTTATTTTTTTGCGATTACCGAATAATTTTTGTCTTAACCCCGGGTCCGTTAAAACCATTTTAACTGCATTTAAAATCATACAGCTTGTTGCTTTTTCGCGTTGCAGTTCTGCGCTTAGCGGTTTGCCGTTTGGCTTGCGGTGATTGGCAAAAAAACGCGCAGCTTCTACATCGGGCATTATGTATTCTTCTAACTGATTGCGTACAATAGTATCTTTCGGGTGTCCCAACTTTTGATAACAGAACGCTTTAAAATCAACGCCCTTGTGTACAGGTAAATCGTGAACACTTACCCAAGCCTCGTTGCCTTCGCCTTTGCCTTCTACTGTACGAACAAACTTACCACGCTGACACAATTTTTTAAATGACTCGTAGCAACTAACCAACCGCCAATCTTCATATAGAAGTCGAGCAGGTATTGATAATTTGCTATTTTGATACTTATACATCGGTTATTTTATAGCTCGTTTCGTTTAATTAGTTTTTTGTTGTCGTTTATTAACTCAACCATAAGTTCCATTGCGCGACTGCGTATTTGTTTTGCTTTTTCACTGTTGCTATGGAAACTAAGCGATACCAATATGGTTTGATTACTTACTCCGAACTCTCGGCGTAACTGCCCAACTATTGGGTCGGCTACCTGTATTCGGTTTTTCGGTTTTGTTTTTTCTTCGAGTTTCATTTCTTGTATATTTGTTTGTTGTATTAAATCAACGGAACAAATTTAGCAAATATATTTTCTAAAAAACAAACTAATGGCAAATAAATTTACCAATATTAAAGAAAGAATTTTGTATTTATGTGAATTTCAAGGAATTAAAAAGGAAAAATTTTTTGAAGAAATTGGTGTTTCTTATGGAAATTTCAAAGGAAATGCAAAAAATACACCAATAAATTCAAACTCTTTAGCAAATATAATTGCTAAATACCCAAAAATAAATTCGCATTGGCTTCTAACAGGAAATGGCGATATGCTTGTAAATACAGTTGTTTCGGAACATAAAGGAATACCTATAATACCATTAGAAGCCTTTGCAGGCAAGGGATTTGAGCTAACGGAAGGTGTGAGTTTTGATACTATTGAAGAACGATACACTGTGCCGTTGTTTAAAGGTATAACTGTTGATTTTATGATACCTGTAAAGGGAAGCAGTATGTACCCCAAGTACGCAAGCGGTGATGTGGTTGCCTGCCGTTTTGTAAAAGAGATTGTATTTATACAGTGGAATAAGGTTTATGTGTTGGACACCATTAGTCAAGGAACAATTTTAAAACGCCTCAAAAAGTCGGACCGCAAAGGTTATGTAATTTGCAAATCCGATAACAAGGATTACGACGAATTTGAATTACCTGTTTCCGAAATCCGAAATATTGCACTTGTAGTCGGAGTAATTCGGTTAGAGTAGTATCAAAAAAGCACAAAAAACGCTGAAACCCACGCCCCGCAAAGGCTTGTGTTTGTTGGGCGTGGCAATACACCCCCCCTTTACGTGCATTTTTGTTGCAAAAAACACGCTTTTTAACACTTAAACCCCTTGTTTCGACACTAAAAAAACACGCTTTTTGTACCTCTAAGTGTACTACTAAGTGTACTTTTAACCTACTTTTTGCAAAAAACGCCGCCAA